ATGATCACCGACACAAAGCTCAGGAAGGCGCTCGGCAAGAAAAGAGATGATATCGAGATTATTTCTGATTCGCACGGGCTCAACGCCAGAATCAGCCAGGCCGGAAAAATATCATTTTTCTATCGGTATCGCTGGGCCGGTAAAGCGGTAAAACTCAATGTTGGTGATTATCCTGCAATGAGTATCACCCAGGCAAGAGAGCGTCGCCAACAATTCAGAAACTGGTTAACTGAGGGACTGGATCCGCGAGAGCAGGTGAAGCTGGATAAGCAGACCCGACAGGAAGCGATGTCCGTTGCCGAAGCGTTCAATTACTGGATTGAAAGGCACTGTATCGCTAACGGGCTAGTTAAAGTCGATTACTATCGCCAGGTGTTTGAGAAACATATCGCCGAACCGATGAAGAATGTCAAAGTCGATAACACAGCGAAAATGCACTGGATCAACGTCTTCGATTCTATAGAAAGCAGGGTGATGGCTCATTACATGCTTTCGCTGTGCAAACGGGCGTTTAGGTTCTGCGTTAACAGAAGTGTGATCGCCTCAAACCCACTCGAGGGATTACTGCCATCTGATGTCGGGCAAAAGCCTAAAAAGAGAACTCGCAGGATGGACGATGACGATCTGCGCAAAATCTATCAGTGGTTGAAAAGCCATATGTCGATAGAGTCCGTTTTCCTGGTGAAATTTATTATGCTTACCGGATGCCGTACGGCTGAGATTCGACTTAGTGAGAGATCATGGTTTCGATTGGATGATAATGAGTGGGTCGTGCCTGCGGGCAGTTATAAAACTCGGGTACATATTAGAAGGGGACTCTCAGACGCCGCCGTTAACCTGGTCAGAAATCACCTCAAGAAAATAAACACCAATCACCTGGTGACTTCACAACGTAAAATTGATGGCGGGATCAAAGATTCGCCCGTTCATTCACCTGTGGCATCCAATTACGCCCGTTCTATTTGGAATGGAACAGGTATGGCAGAGTGGTCGCTTCATGATATGAGGCGGACGATAGCCACAAATCTCTCTGAGTTAGGTTGCCCGCCGCACGTAATTGAAAAGCTGCTCGGGCATCAGATGGTGGGGGTTATGGCGCATTACAACCTTCATGACTATATCGATGATCAGAAACACTGGCTCCGCGTTTGGCAGAGCCATCTTGAAGAGATCATCGGAGAGCCCTTCAGTTAATTTATCTTCTTTTTATCCTCCCACTCTTTGATTGACTCAGAGCGCCAGCGGTTAGGGTTGCCGGGCCAGTCAGGGGGTGGGAACGGGCATACGAAGCCCCGAGGCATTGTGTCTGCACTTTGCCATGACCAAAGGGTTTTGCGTGAAATTTTGTAGCGACTGGTCAGGTCTGACGTTACCAAAATATCATCCATAGCTCTCTCCAGTTGCCCGTTCGGGCCATTCAAAATCTTTTTCAACCAACCTGCCCGGGCAGGGAGCGGAGACGGCGCATGCCGGTCATCGCTGTGGCCACGTAGCTCGCCTTTCGGTTCACCACCTCCACCCAGACTTTCACGCCTTCAACCTTCACCGTATAAGTCTCTTTCATCTTGCTTCGCCCATAGTCGCCATATGTTTGCAAGTGAGCCGCCAGCGCAACATCGCAAGCGCGGCGACCAATAGGTGATTGCTTACTGCGATTAATCAGCTTCATCATCACTGCACTCCCAAAGTGGCTACGACATCACTCGCTGTTTCGCGGGTACTGCCTTTGCTGGATATAGCCCGGCGAGCACTGACGCGGTGCAGCGTGAAGCCGTGCTGTTCGTAAAGTTCAATTACGCGCGGAGCGGTAGAATTGCTGATCACCACTTTCGCCCCCCGCTGGTGGGCTGCCACACAGCTTTCCGTAAGCTCTACCTGGCTATCCCATGAGAACCCACCAGCCGCGTAGTTAGTGAAACCCGCGGTGCCGGGCAGCGGCTCATAAGGCGGATCGCAGTAAACGACGTCACCATCACCAGCCAGCGCGAGCGTGCGCCTGAAGCCTGCATTCATGAATACGCATGTGTGAGATTTCCGCTTAAATGCCTTGATCTCTTCTTCCGGGAAATATGGCGCTTTATATTTCCCAAAGCCGACGTTAAAAAAACCGTCCAGGTTATAGCGAATCAGGCCGTTAAAGCAGTGCCGATTGAGGTAAAGGAATGCTGCTGCACGCTCGACCGCATCCAGCCGCTGCGCGTTGAATGCTTCACGAATTAACGTATAGTTTTCGGCATCATTAAGATGCCTGAATGCCTTCATTGCCTCATAGATCACCGAATCGGGGACCACCGCCAGCATCTGATACAGGTTAATCAGGTCAGCGCTGACGTCAGCCAGAAGGAAGCGTTCGTGCTTGTCTGAGTTAAGGAACACCGAGCCGCCACCCACAAAAGGCTCAATAAGGCGTTTACCTGCGGGGATCAGGCGATCCAGTTCCGGCAGCAGCGAATATTTGCCGCCAGCCCATTTAAGGAACGGGCGCTGCCAGCTGCGCAGCGCCGGTTCTTCTATGGGCATCGCCGCAGCTCCACTGCAAACAGATCCGTATCTCATGCTGCCACCTGCTTTTCGTTAAGTTCTTCAGCCAGTCGTTGCGCCTTCAGTGGGTTGGTAACGACTTCACCCCACGGCAGCAACCATCCGTTTTTCTCTTTGAGCCAGGGAAGGCGCACCGTGCCAACCCTGATGTCGTCGTGAGCGTGAGTCATAGGATGGACTCCATTTCGTCGATGTAGAGGCCCTGAGCAATCAGGCGGCTACGGCGGGCGGCACGGGCTATGCACTCCTGCCGTCTACCTTCCTGCGATTGCTCAATGGCGCGCCGGGTGAACAGGCGCGATTTGCCCTGCGGCGTCACAACCTTCGGCTTCGTGACCAGGTCGAAAGTCCGGTCGCAGATGCCGTCCCCGTTGATCCACTTTTCCGACTCAACGATCTGCGCTATCTGTCCGGAGCCGCGGGTAATACCGTTGGCTACCCGGTTAAACTCGATGAGCGTTACGCCAAACTTCTCAGCGATTTCGCTGCCGGTTACCGGGCGGCCGCGCGTCTGAATCATCCAGATAACGCGCTCACGAAGGCCGGAGAATTGCCCGGTGCGCCCTGGCCTGCGGTAAAATGGTGTGCGTTTCATGCTGCACGCTCTGTGATTTTCTGAATTTCCGATTCCAGATCTGCAAGGAAGCTCTTAACCTCAGATTCGATTTCGCGCGCCAGCTCTTCATCGAAATGAATCCGCTTCTTGAAATAGGCGAGGTCAGGCGGCAGGCGATCATCGAAACTAACGAAATCACACCATTTCCGCCCGGTGCACATCATCTGTGCATGCATTTGCAGCATGTACTGGCGCTTTGGCTCACCAGTTTTCAGCGTTTCAAGATGGGTCCAGGTGTTGGGGCATTTGATTTCGATAAGCCCGTCGTCGTTGACAAGTCCGTCCGGGCTGGCTGCGAATCCGGGTATGGTTGGGTGATCGATGAGCCCAACTTCAGTGATTGCCGCATTGAACTCATTCAGCGCGTACATTTCGCGTGCCACTGGCTCAAGTTCAGTGCCGCGCATCATCGCGGCATTCGAAAACCCTTCCTCCAGCTTCCCGGTCAGCCGTTGGCAAATCAGCTCGGCCATGTAGTTCTGGCGGCTGGTGGAGTAGCCCGACTTAGTCCGGGCCATGACATCAGCCAGGCGACTGGCTGTGACCTTGCTGCAGCGCGCAGCAAACCATTCAGGGGTGCGTTGCTCTATCATTCAGCCTCCGTCTCTGCGACATTGACAGGTTCGGCGTTGTCGACAGCAAGACTCATGTCATACATGCGTCGTTTCTCAACTGCGCCGATCACCTGTTTCTCTTCGGCGCTCAGAGCCACCCAGAACTCCTGATACTTAACGGTTCCAAGGCGCGCGGCGGACTCACCTTTTGCGATCAGTTCCGGGCGGCGGCTATCTGATTCATGGCCCGCATGAACCTCTGCCGTTGTTCCTTCAATTACTCGCTCTGCCTCGTCCTGGTCGAAGATGCCAGCGAAACCAAAGGCCAGACGCGCGCACTGGATCAGCGTCTTGTGGCGAAGCATGCGGGTAGGGTGGGACTGCCATGGCTGAGTGTTGCGTTTGCACTCTCCCATGTACTCGGTGACGATGGTCGGGTGCTTACGGTCTTTGCGGTAAATCTTGCAGGTACACGCGCCTTCCTCCTTGTCGTAAGAGAACTCCATGCCGTCAAACTGAGGATGCTCGTTGATAATGCGAGCCCATCCATCAACGCCGACGACCGGGACAATCCCGCCTTTATCTGGGAATGCGTAAATCTCTTTGGTCCATGGGTTCAGGCCGTACTGGTTGGCGACGATCAACAGGGCTGTAAACTGCTCGTCCGTGACGTTGCCACCTTTGAACGCTGTATTCTTCAGCGTATTCATCAGGTCTGTACCGGCATCCATGCCGAGGCGTGCGGCCAGTTTCCCGGCCATGGTGGAAAGTGCAGTACTCATTGTTAAATCCCTCAAAAATTAAAACGGGCAGCCGGTACGGTGTTCCCAGTCGTATTCCGCCTGGGCGTAAGCAACTACCGAAATGAAATCGTTGTAGGCCTCGCCAGCTTTATCGCTGCGAAGCCCTTCGTATGGGCTGGAGTCTATCGGGATCGTGAAGTGGAAGAGGCCGGACGGCTCTTTAGGCATCATGTCGATGATTTTCTGCGCCCGGTCGTCGATCCACTTCTCTTTCTCGTCGGTGATCTGCTGCTCAGCCCAGCGCCGATCTTCGATGCGGTCGTAAGTGAGGTATGCGTTCATGGTTGCCTCAGTAATGAATTTTCGCGCAGGGGATCAGGTTATCTTTCAGAGCGGTAAGCACTTCGATAGCCTGCTCGCGGGTTAAGCTGGTTTGGCTGGTGAGCGCGTTAACGATGTTGGTGCCGACCGTCTTGCGGTGCTTAACGTCAGCTTCACGCTTTGCCTGCTCATCGGCGAGGCGCTTCTCTTCGGCCAGGCGGGCATCTTCGGCCTGTTTGGCCTTCAGGCGCTCGGCTTCAACCGCCGCGGCTTTTTCGCGTTCCGCCCGGGCTTCCGCTTCCTGCTTCTCGCGAGCTGCACGCTGTTCCGCTTCGACGCGCTGGCGCTCCGCCAGTTCAGCGCGGGCTTTCTCTTCGGCTTCACGGCGCGCTGCGGCTTCAATCTCCGCTTTGTGCTTCGCTTCGGCATCGCGGCGGGCTTGTTCTGCCGCTTCCTGTTTCAGCCGCTCATCACGTTCACGCTGAGCCTGTTCCGCCAGACGGCGCTGCTCTTCGCGGTCACGGTCAAAATCCTTGTTCATCAGTAGAGCCATTTCGTGGTCCGCTTCGAACTTGGCAGCCAGCTCCTGATCGAACCTGATGTTCATCTCCAGCGCTTCGGCGTGCATCGCGTTCATGGCTTCTTCAGCCTTAATGCGTTCCTGCTCGGCTTCCCATTCGGTGAGTGGGCGGCGGGTCGCATCGCGCAGCTCGTCGCAGGCATCAACGAATCGCTTAATTTCGGCCTCAGCCGGACGCACAGCCTCTTTCAGGCGCTTCAGGTACTCACGGCCCGGCTTTTCGATTGCCGTCTTGCTGCGGGACACCTGCGCTGCCAGAGAGGCAACACGGTCACGGCCTTTCTTCGTGGACAGGTCCGGCACTTCGTTTACAGCCTGGCGGATTTGCTCAAGGTACGCGTCAAGGCCGCCCGCTACGTAAAGCACTGGGGCCTGTTCCGGCTTGATTTCGATGACAGTTAAGTCCGTTACTTCGCTCATGGTTTCTCCTGAAATTTGGATGTGCAGATCCCGCCCGCGTAATGCCAGGCCGATCGGTTGAATAGGGTGGTTACTGCTGCGCGATGGATTTCGCCGGGAACTCGCCGTTGCGGATGATGCTTTCTACCGGCCAGCACTCAGCTGACACTTTCTGCTCTGTAGCTGCCAGGCTGCATTCCTGCTGGCTGTCGTAAACGCCGAGAATGACATCCTGATAATCACCGTTGGTCATTGCCACGGTCAGGACGAGTGCGAATAAAGTTTCCATCAGTGAAGAGTCCTCCCGATGGCGACGGCGTAAAGGCGTTTTGCTTCTTCCCACGCCGGAGCATTGCGATGGAGCACCGCGAACGACGCGAGCCGTTGGGCCTCTCTGATCTGCTGCTGGTTTACCATGATTTCCTCTTGGCCTTATCGCGGCGAACGGAACGGTTAATACAAGACTTCAACGCATTTATTCAGTGTTTCAATGGGCGGTGGATGGCCGCCGGTTGTCATAAATGGGCAGACTCGAAAATCTGCCTATGTATGGCCGATAAAAAACCCGCCGGAGCGGGTCATTCATTCTTTGGTATGCCGCAAAGGGCGTTTAGCGTTTCAACGGGAATGGCAAGTGCGGTGCTGGTCGCTTCACGGCGTTCCACCTCAGGCAAATATGGCACTGCCTCAGGCCACATCTCAGCCAGTTTTTTAACAGTTGAGACTTTGGTTAGAGCACCTTTAACCTGCAATTGGAAGGCATCAACTTCATCGTAAAGAACGTTGATGGTTACCGTCGATTCAGTGAGTCGGTCGTGTAATTTTCCAACTTTCTTCAGCGTGCTGTAACTTTCAGGAACGAAACCCGAATCAATTACAGGCGCGAAGGAAGCTCCGAAGAACAGGTCGCTTTCAAGATCGTGCTTACCAATATGTTTTCCACGGTGGCGATAGCGATGATCCAAACCGTTCCTGGCTAATTCGTGATACTCACCATTAATAATGACCTTTAAAATTGCAGTTTTAGCGCCGACCTGCATCTTGATGAAGGAGTTATCTTTGAAATCTTCCCGAGCCTTAGTTATTTGCTCATCGCTAGTGTTTTCCTGCTTGAGCAATGCCTGTCGAATTTCTTCAACAATTTTCGCCCTCTCATTAACCGCAGCTTTCGCTTTCTCAAACAATGGGGATGCGAGAAGCAGGTTATGGCATAGCTGATTTTTAATTTCGTTGTTAAGACGAATCATTGACTTACCCGCTGATGCGGGAGAAATGCTTTGGCGATGTGGTAGGTGGGAGACCCATTTCGACCCGATTCGGCCTACTTATCTTCGGCAATAGCTCCTCGGGCCTCGCCGCTTTACGTGCGACATATTCCCGTCCATGAACCCTTCACCACATCCCATAACATTCCCTGTATTGGTCAGCGCCAACTCCCTGCCAGTGTTGCCCGTTCTCACGCCGTTCTCGCTCTCGCGCGGGGATACTCTCTCACCGACCGGATCGCACCCGGTGATACAGCACGTTTACGTGTAGGGGTCTTAACAGGTCATTGACGCTGTAAATCTGCATGTTGTTAAAAAGCAGGCGACTTGCTGTCCGCCGCTGGCTAACTTCGCTCAGCTGTCGATGTTTCGTTTCGATGGGGTAAATTTAGCGTGATGCTAAATTATGCGCAATAGCAAAATGCTAAATTGTTGAATGATTTTATTTAGCGTATTGATTAATAAGCGATTAAAAATTTACAGCGAAGGAATTCGGGACGTAAAAAAGCCCGCGCGATGGCGGGCTTGAGGGGTTTTGCGTGAGGTTATGGGATGTTTAGTATTTTGGCATCAACCACAACGCCGATGATTTTGCAGTTTCCATTAATTTCTAGCATTGGATATGCGGGGTTAAGGGGCTTTAGGAAGCGTCTGCCGGCATCGATTACAAGCTTCTTAAAGGTCGCTTCGTTATCGCCTTCTAGCTTCGCGACAACCAGCTTTCCGTTGCGCGGCTCGACTTCAGGATCAACAAGTATCACTGCTCCCTCGGGTATGCTCAGTCCAGCCGGAGAGGTCATAGAATCCCCTTTAACGTCCAGCCAGAATGAATCTTCTGAGCAGTCAACAGTCGTGTCATACCAGCGATCTATCGCTCTTCGGTGATAAGGTTCTACAGCTTCCATCCATTGCCCCGCGCTTACCCAGCTGATTACAGGATAACTTCCTTTTGTCTCGTTCAGTCCTCGAAATGCAACGTTCGAAGGTTCTTCACTGGCGTGTAAAACATCCATCCAGCCAAAAGGCAGATCAAGCGCAGTTTCAATTTTGCGAGCCATCTTATCGCCGATATTGCGATGAGGGTTTGGTCCCAGTAGCTGGCTAAGCGCAGCCGGACTTGTCTCGATGAGCTCGGCAAACTGCGCTTTGGTCATTCCAGACTCGTGCTGACGCTTCTCGTACAGCGCTTCCAGGTTGGCTTTTCTGATTTCTTTATTTTCCATACCTGCATTGTTACTGCTTTTAGCAAAATGATAAATGTGCAAATTGCTAAATGATGCTTGCGTAGTATTTAGCATAACGCTAAACTCCAAATCAAACGACTCACCCGGAGACACCAATGAGCACTGAACTACACCGCTGGCGCAAGGCCGCCACTACCGACGAATGGGCGCAGCTCGCAAAGTTGGCTAACACGACGCCAGGTTACCTGGACCAGATCGCCTACGGAAATCGCCGGGCATCTCCAGAAATGGCATCTGCTATCGAGAAAGGCACGAAGAATTTTCACCGCCAGGCTCCGGTCCTAAAAGAAAGCCTGGTATTCGCATCGCCGCGTGATACTGCGGCCTAACCACGAAAGGGAAAGCAATGCATTCACTTGCGTATCAACAAGGTAACAAATTTTCGCCAACGGCGATGATTTACCAGAATCGCCGGGAGCCTGATTCCGCGGCGTTAAACATCGATGGGATCCGCGCTGCTGTTCGCGCCTGGGCAGCTGATTGCCGAAGCCGTGAATTTGTCGCCGCGCTGATCGTGGAAGAGTGGCGGGCGTCCGGCGGAACCGGTCTGGATATCCCGACTGACTCGCACCGCCAGATGCAGAAAGTGTTTCGATGGATTGATGGCGATACCGAATACGCCGCCAACAACATTCGCCAGCTGGCCCCGGCAATCATGTCGGTCCTGCCGCTGGAGTACCGAAACCGTCTGGCGCCGCAGAACGACACGATGTCGCTGATCGCCTCTGCGATGAAAGAGTGTGCCGAGGCTAAACAGGCCGTGCTGCTGGACGCTCCAGAGCATCAGAAGCTCAAAGAGGTAAGCGAGGGTATAGCGTCGCTGTTCCGCCTCATGCCGGAGCAGGTAGGACCGCTGATGACGATGGTTACATCGATGCTGGGGGTTATATGAGAGGCACAAGAAAAGAAAAAGCCCTTGAAGCGGTAACTTCAAAGGCCCTTATCACACTGTGTTACGGCAAGTAACGGGAGTAAGTATGTCAAACACCGCTGAAATAATCAATTTCCCAAATAAAACCGAACAACCGGGAGGTCGTATGGCCGACCTGTCGAACGGGTATACCAAGGTCGCTAACGAGATCCAACAGCTTAAGCCTCGCCTGAGACTGTCAGGCCGGGAATGGCAATGTTTTGAGGCGGTGATCTGGCTTACCTACGGCTGGAACAAGAAACAGGACCGCGTGACAAATACGGTTATTGCCGAGCTTACGGGCCTGAGCGATACGCATGTATCGGACGCGCTTAAGTCTCTCGCAGAACGCAAAATCATCTTTTCACAGAAGCAGGGCATGATGAAAATCGTCGGTGTAAACACTGACCTTTCAGCATGGATTTTAGACAAACCGGAAACGGGAAGAAAATTCCCGAAAACGGGAAAATCCTTCCCAAAATCAGGAATAACCTTCCCGAAAACGGTAGACACCCAATACAAGAACAAGAACAGTATTAAAAGATCTTCGTCCGAGAATTCTGACGAATCCTCTGACGCACGTCTGAAGAAATTTTTATCAACTCATCCTGAAGCTGCGGTCTACACACCATCCGGTGCGAAGTGGGGCTCTGCTGAAGACCTCGAGACAGCTAAGTGGATTTCCTCCAGGGTGAAGCTGATTAACCCAACCTGCAAAGCCCCGGACATGACCTCCTGGTCTAACACTGTTCGCCTGATGCGCCAGATAGACAACCGGTCGCACCAGGACATCTGCGCGCTGTATGACTGGGCTAGCAAACACCACTTCTGGCAGACCAACATCCTGAGTCCCGAAAGCCTGCGTAAGCAGTGGGACAAGCTGACAATGCAGCGTAACGCCGGAGGTGAGCAGCGCGCTGTCAAGCCAGATCTGGACTTCAACAACACTGACTGGGCCTATGGGGTGATCCGATGAAATCTCTTGCAGAGCAGATGCGTAACCACGACCGCGAGCAGATGAGCCGCATGGCCCATAACCTGCCAGAGCAGTACCAGGAGTGCGCGCCGGTCGAGCAGGTGGCGCAGGTATTCAACAAGCTGTTCAACGAGCTGCGCGCCGCGTTCCCGGCCAGCATGGCGAACTTCCGCACCCAGGAAGACCTGAACGAATTCCGCCGTCAGTGGCTGCTGGCGTTTCAGGAGAACGGGATCCACACCATGGCTCAGGTCGATGCCGGCATGCGCATTGCCCGCCGCCAGGAGCGCCCATTCCTGCCGTCGCCGGGCCAGTTCGTCGCCTGGTGCAAGCAGAGCGGCGGCGCGCTGGGCGTCAACGTTGACCAGGTGATCGCCGAATACTGGGACTGGCGTAACCGCTCGTTCGAATTCATCTCCAGCGAGCAATTTCCATGGTCGCAGCCGGTCATGTACCACATTTGCGTAGAATTGCGCCACCGCAGCACCGAGCGCCAGTTAACGCATGGTGAACTGGCACGCGAGGCAGGCGATCTGCTGGACATGTGGGAAAGGCGCGTCACCGAGGGTAAGCCAGTGCCGCCGGTACGCCGGGCTATTGCCGCACCAGCTGCCGAGCAAGGGCCGACGCCGATCCAGCTGCTGCTGGCCAAGTACAACCGCAACAAGTCGAACGGGATGGTGTGACATGAACATAACAATCCGTGAGCAGGTGCTGGCAGCCCTGCGCAACAACCCAGGGTTGAACAACGCCAAACTGGCAGGGCTTATCGGCATGGACACCAAAAAGATATCCGGAACGGTGAGCACGCTGCTGGCAGACGGCCTGATCCGCTGCGAAGGAAAATACGGCCAGCGCCTTTACAGCCTGACCAGCTACGGAATGCGCTTCGCCCCTGACACGATACCTGGCATGAAGCAGGGTAAGTCGAAGTTAATTCAGCGGACGGACACAAACGTGATCTGCCAGGAGTGCCGCAACAGCGCGGCGATGAGAAGGGTATTGATGGTTTGGGGGAGGGTAGGGGTATGAAAATCGAAGATATCAAAAACGTTGCGGTGTTCTTCAATATGAACGGCAAGACAGTAGCGTTACGAATGGATGCTGAGCAGAAGCGGATCGTCGCATTAATGGCGCTTAACACGGCTGATGCTCGGGCAGAACTGATTGAAGTGCCGCACATGACTTTACCAGCAGACCCAGCCATGGAGGAGGCCGCCCAATGAGCAACATCGACAAACGTGGATTACGGGAAGCAGCGGAGAAGGCGACGAAAGGCCGGTGGGCTGTTGAGTTCGACGATGAGATTTACTCCACTGACGGCGTGAACCATGAGCAAATAGCCATGGTATTCAGTGAAAACGAAGCGCGTGATGCTGCATTTATCGCCGCAGCCAACCCCGCCACCGTGCTGGCGCTGCTGGATGAGCTGGAATCCAAAGACAGGCGCAACGCTGAGCTGGAGGCGAAACTCCAAGCCACTGACAAATTGCATGATAGCGCGTTCCGTCATGGTCTCCAGCATGGTTTTAGTTACGGTCAGACAGATGATCAAGCAGGATTTGAGAAAGCCATCCAAGCGTATGGGCAGCAGTGAAAAGGAGAGTGAGTATGAAATACGAAATCCCGGAATCAGAAGATATTGAATGGCAGCAGGCTATGCTCCGTGAAATAGACAGCGCCCTTGACGTCTTGCGTGATGAGCATGAGCACGCAGTGGTGGTAGAAGAAATCATCAATGATATCACCGCGAGAATAGCATCACTCCGCGCGTACTCTGGATACTGAGGACTAACCCATGAGCACCTTCACCAAAGAGCAGTTAATCGAAAAGCTTCAGCACAGAATTTCTGTCGCATCAAGATTTCCGGAGTCAGAAAAAGCGCAAATGGATCTTGAACTGGCGCGTATCGCTCTGGCATCGCTCGAAGCGGATGGTACCCTCGCCAATGAGGGCACCATAACAGCCACACAGTTTAAGCCGGTAGCAGACCTGTACGGCTTAACCTCACCAACTGGCAGCGAAACATCATTCACTTTCGACGCTGTTGAAGCTCGTGATTTCATTGATGGCGGTTGGTCATGCCAGGAGTACGTGGAGCTTGAACGCTTTCAGGAAGCGATAACCAACCATACCGGTGACTCCAACAATATGGTTGAACCTGTAACGACGGCTTACAAATTGCCAGATGATTTTATTTGCATGCTTACTGGTAGAGCTAAATATCTTCGAGAAAAAGGAGAGATCAAATCACCTGAGCTTTTGGAGCGAGCCGCTGCCGCGCTTCAGGGGGAAAGCGTTAATACCTCCTCCATTCCTAATGGATGGAAACTCGTTCCGATTGACCCAACAAAAGATATGTTGCGTGCGGGGCAATCGGTGGTTGGGTTCTGGCTGAATACAGTGCATTGCTACTCGAAAATGCTCGCCGCTGCACCAGCAGCACCGCGGCAGGAGGTGAAGTGACGAACAAGATGACGAGAGTTACCATAGATATAAATCAAGGCCCTTAGGGGCCTTTTATTCTATGATAAACGGACTTTGTTTGAGAGTGACGCCATGAAGCCCAAGAAGCTAAATGCTGAGCAGCAATACAAATTAGACCTTGAATTGGTCAAGAAGAAGCCTGCGAACCGGACCGAGGCAAAAGCCCATTTGGCCGCACAGTTACGGATCAGCAAGTACAAGACGCAGACCTCTTCCAAAATCCGCGTAGGCAGTTTTAAGGGGCGGAAGAAGGTACATTTCAGTAAGGCGGAACAAGCAGCCAGGGCAGCACTAAATAAAGCAAATGCCATTAGATTTTCCGAAGGGGAGGTCGAGTCCGTCGATACGGATAGAATCTCAGAAAGTAACAAACGCTGGCGCGGGAGAACTGCTGACTAATGTCTGACTGGAATATTGCTGCAAAGCCGCAGGAAGAACGCGACAAGGTTAATGTTGACCTGGCAGCCTCCGGCGTGGCCTACAAAGAGCGCCTGAATATGCCGGTTATCGCCGAGCAGGTAGCTCGTGAGCAACCAGAGCATCTACGAGAGTATTTCATGGATCGCGTGCGGCACTATCGCGAGCAGAGCGTTGCATTGCCTAAGGCATCTGATCCTCGCTACATTGAAATGACTGAGCAAAATGCAAAATAAATTTCAGGAGATTCAAATGGAAAATAGCATGAGCATCACAACGATTCTTGAAAGAGAAAGGGAGCTTGATGATCTTGTTAAGGTGTGCCTCGATGAGCTTGAGGTGATTGACATCCATGGACAGGTTTACTCAATTCCTCTTTCCCACCTAACGAACGCAGAGCAGGTGGTACATTGGGTCTGGAAGATTGCTGAGAGAGGTGATTTCGCCATGGATGTTGTTCGTAAATTTACTGAAGTTGCGTCCCATCATGTGGGGTTTGACGCTAAAAAATAAATCGCCAAGGACCGATTTAATAGCTATACACATGTTTTACATTCCGCTCGCATCTTAACCAAATCTTTCTTGGTATAATGATTTTTTACAGGCGAATGACGTGTGAGGTCCGGGATTTATGACTTGTGAAGTATGTAACAAACAACCCCTTGGACGAAGGGACCCGCCTCTTCCATGCATGGTCTTGCAAGGCGATAAATCCGTTAACTTCAGCCATCACGGACGCGAAGCAAACGAGCGTTATTACAAATGCTCGGAATGCGGTCATGAGTGGATGAGAGAGACAGGAAATTGCGGCGAAGGCTGGATTCCTTAACTATATATTGTCGCTATTCGCAAATTGATTTTCTCAAATCATCCCGCCATAATTAAGTCGCAGTCGGCCTGAACACCCGATTGTGACTTCTGCGCATTTAAGGGGACTTAAATGCGACCACAATATGAACTTCTCACCTTGTCACAGATGCAGAAATGCACCTGCGATTTTCTGTATTCTGCGTTACCTCTCGGAGGTGGCGTATGAAACAGCCTGTTTTCTACCTCCGCGACGAACGCGTTCGCGATAACCTCATCGACTACATCAGGAAGCTGCCTGTTAACGACGCTCTGCCGCTCGTGGTGAAGTTTTCTGAGGCTGACCGCACTCTCGCCCAAAACGACCTCTTCCACGCTCTCTGTGGCGATACAGCGAAGCAATTGCAATGGGCTGGCAAGTCGCGCGACCTCGCTTCATGGAAAGTCCTGTATGTCTCAGGCCATGCCATTGCCACCGGTAAGCCTGGTGAAGTGGTGCCGGGTCTGGAAGGGGAGTTCTGCGCCATCCGGGAAAGCACTGCGAAGATGGGCATCCGTCGCATGACCAGTCTCATCGAATACAGCCAGGCATTTGCTGTGCAAAACGGCGTGCAACTCCGTGAAGTTCGCTACTCAGGTGATTACTTCGGGAGGGTTGCGTAATGGCTAGCCCTCTCGCTCGCATCATCACCAACGAAATCTACCGGGTCCGGACACGCACTAAGCGCAAGCCTGAACTCAAGCCATCCGAAATCCCATCACTGCTCGGCTACACCGCGCGACTGACCCAGGTGAAATGGGATCGCCTGAAAGCGCGGAGGTCACATGGCTAATTTATGCAAGGCCGCACGCGGCCGCGAATGTCAGGTGCGGATCCCCGGCGTATGCAACGGCAACGCTGAAACCTCGGTACTGGCCCACATCCGTATTGCTGGCCTCTGCGGGACCGGAATCAAGCCGCCTGACCTGATCGCCACCATCGCATGCAGCAGTTGCCACGACGAGATTGATCGCCGCACCCGTCTGGTCGATGCGGAATTTGCAAAGGAGTGCGCGCTGGAAGGCATGGCTCGCACGCAGGTCATCTGGCTTAAAGAGGGGCTCGTGAAAGCATGAATGAATACCGCATTAGCCTCCCGTGGCCGCCGAGCAACAACCGCTACTACCGGCATAACCGCGGGCGCACGCACATCAGCACAGAGGGGCAGGCGTACCGCGACAGTGTCGCCAGAATCATCAAAGACTCAATGCTGGATATCGGCCTGGCTACACCCGTGAAAATACGCATTGAGTGCCATATGCCGGATCGCCGCCGCCGCGACCTGGACAATCTGCAAAAGGCCGCGTTCGACGCCCTGACGAAATCCGGGTTCTGGCTCGATGACCAACAAGTCGACTACTACAGCGTGAAGAGAATGCCGGTCGTCAAAGGCGGCAGACTTGAACTGACCATTACTGAACTGGAGTCCGCATGACATTCGAATCCTACTTTGCTGATCATCTTCGTCTGCGATGGACTCGGTTACGCATCTATCGTCACCCGGGTTCATTTGCTACGGACTACCGAATTTTACGCAATTACATCAGCCGCTATAAACCATCAGGAGCAGAAGCATGAATCTCGAAAACACAGTGAAATACCACTTCGCGAAGTCAACGATGATTAGCGACGCTCCACGTGCAACCGCATCTGACTCATTAACCGGCACTGACATTATGGCGGCGATCGGAATGACACAGAGCCGGGCTGATCTCGGGTTCAGTGCATTCCTCGGTAAGATGGATATCAGCGATTACGATCGCGAGCGAGCGATCGGACTGCTGGCTGAGTATGCGATGACCAAATGTGACAAGGTTGCCGCACTGCGTAAGTTGGATTCCGGGGTTAAGCCTAAGGTGATGCACCAGTTGGCCACCTTCGCTTTTGAAGATTACTCCCGCAGCGCTGCGAGCGTTAAGCAGTGTGATTGTTGCAGCGGGCAGGGATTTATTGAGGCCGACGTGTTCACAATGAAATCTCATTATTCAATGAGGATTCCTCAATGGGCGAAAGAGCTTGGTCAGTCACCGAGTGATTTCGAGGTTAAACGACAGGTTCGAGAGGTGGTTCGAGTGCTGTGCTCGAACTGCAAGGGGAAGAAGGTTGTCAGTTGTGCCTGCAATGATTGCCGGGGACGTGGGAAAGCCGTAGACCAGAAGGAAACGAAGAAACAGGGTGTGCCGGTTATGACTGACTGCAAGCGCTGCGGCGGGCGTGGATATGAACGCATTCCTTCAACTGAGGCCCACGCAGCTATTTGCCAGATTACGGATGTAATCAGCCTGGATACGTGGAAGAAGTCCGTTAAACCGTTCTATGATCAGCTGATTACGAAATTCGATATTGAAGAGGCATGGGCAGAAAACCAACTGAAACAAATAACACGATAACGGCTATGGAAGTTAATTCCAGCTATTTACTTTTCCCGAATCTGTGTTAATTTTATCCCAACGATGGGTTAATGCCTTCGTTTCAAGCCCCGCGGATAACACCGTGGGGCTTTTGCGTTTCTGGAGGTAACGGCGAGGCGCTACCCTCGCCTTAACATTAAGGGAGGGTTTTCATTACGCTATCAATCTCCCTTCCTTCAAATCTTGAAGTCCAGCCGCAGGAGCCGCAATGGTAAGGAAAGTCATCGAACCCGCTACCGACCTGTTTAAGACAGTTGGGGCAATAAACCGCGCTGATATACCCACCCGCGGGATTTTTTCTAAAGGCCGCACCCATGTGCTCGACAAACTCATCCTTTGCCCGATAAGCCGCTATTTCCTTCTCAAGTTCTACGTTCTTGGCTTTCGCCTCGGCAAGTTCTGCTATGGTGGCAGCATGGGCTTTTTGAAGTACGTCGATCTGCTCTCCAATGAAAGCGATGCGCTCGCGCAGGACCTCGTTACTTTGCACAGCAGAAAGCGCGCCGATCCCGTTTTTAAGGGACGCGATAAGTAATCCTACATCCATGGTCATTCCCTAATTGTCTGTGGAATGACCAATTTAGCAATTTCCTTTGTCTGTGGAAAGCAGGGAAACCACGCGCCGGGCGTGGATAAATATCCCGGTATTGAATCGACTGTTGGCTGCCGCTTGGCGGCCTTTTTCATTTCAGGCTCACGGGAATCATCCGCTACGTGCTTTGTTGATAAATCCAGCCCGTGAAGCCTGAGCCTTTTCATACACGCACAGCGCCATCCGAAAAATCGGAGGTGAGGCTATGACCAGAATGAGCACCATTTACAGCAGACTTTCATATGGAACAGGAACCACGCTGACCGGCTGCGGTGTATCAGCGAAGGCATATGCCGAAACAGCTAAAACAGCAAAAGAGGTGTCCTGGATGTTGGCCGACAGAATTGCAGGGTTAAGCCTGAGCGACTGGGCAATTATTGTCGGTATCGCATGCACTGTAATCACCTGTGCAGTGAATTGGTATTACAGGAAAAAGGAAAGGGAGGACCGGCTTAATGGCAATGTCACCAAAGCTGAAGAATAGCGTTATTGCAGCGATACCCGCTGGCGCTATTGCTATCGCTGCGGCGTTGATTACTGGCCCAACGGGTAATGATGGCCTTGAAGGTGTACGCTATCAGCCTTATCGGGATGTTGTTGGAGTGTGGACTGTATGCTGGGGCCATACTGGTAAAGATATTATCCTCGGCAAGACCTACACCAAAGCAGAGTGTCGAGCGTTACTTAATAAAGACCTCACCACCGTAGCGCAGCAGATTAATCCGTACATCAAGGTTCCGATCCCTGAAACTACTCGGGGCGCTCTTTACTCGTTTGTCTACAACGTCGGTGCTGGCAATTTCAAAACCTCCACTCTTCTCTACAAAATAAACCAGGGTGATATCAAAGGCGCATGTGATCAGCTTCGTCGATGGACATATGCCGGTGGTAAGCAATGGAAAGGGTTGATTACCCGGCGTGAGATTGAGCGTGAAGTTTGCCTGTGGGCAGAAAAACCTCAGGTTCTTGGTGATGGGCTCGGGCCGCTTAACCCAGGCATTCCGGTATCAGTTCCGGGGGTATTCTGATGAAACCCAGAAAAATTACGATTGTTGCGGTTCTGCTGGTGGCTGTCGTAATCATTATTGCAGTGCTTAGCGTATTACTGGTTCGTAGCCGCTCAGCTCTTGAAACAGAACAGAGTGAGAATCGGGTATTACGTAATGATAACGCGCTGCAGGCGACGGTGATAACTACACAGGCTTTCAACTTCAATCGGTTTAACCAGATAGCAGAGAACGCCAACCGCCTTAACTCGCTGATCGATGCCGGTACTGAGAAAACTGTCATCGAATACCGGGAGATTCTCCGACGTGAAAAGACCTGTGATCTGCCTGTTCCTGCTGATGTCGCTGGTGGGCTGCTCAAATACGCGTACCGTTTACGTGCCAGCGCAATGCACCCCGATACCGGGAACACTAACGCAACCGATGATAGTACCGCTGCCGCCAGCTCAATGACGTATTGCCAGGCCGTCCTCTGGATTGAACCTTTGCTGGCTGTTATTGAGAAGGGCAACAATAACCTGGCGGGTATACGAGAGATTGAGAAGTTACGAAAATGAATAATGTCCGTTGACATTGTTAGGGTGATTCTCATTTAACAACCTCAACTGCTACATTACAGTGCTTCATCATGCAATTAGCTTTTTCACCAATGGCTTAGATCCAGTGAAAGTTACTGACGTTATCTAATGACAAGATGAACGTAGCTTTTGTGTAGTTTTTCAGCGAATAGGATTATCTGAATTTAGCATTTTTGGCTTGTATAAACTGTGGGTAAGTAGCTATAGTCACGTCATAGATAGTATTTTTGCATCTTTTTCAAGCCTCTTTTGAGGCTTTTTGCACATTTAAATATGACAACAATGGCACATATAGTATGTCCCCCTTGGCACAGGCACTATATGTAGCGCTATAAAAGGAGCTATCATTATGACCCCAGCTGAGTTCTACGATGTTTACAATATCAAACCGGCAGAAATGTTGACTGGTGAAACTGTTAACAACTTCGCTTCTCGTGTAATGGCACAGCAAACTAGTACGAGTGGAAACACAGGTGTTTGGTACTCACAAGGTACCGCTACACAATCGAAGCAAAACCAAACTACAAGTCATCAACTTTACACGTACTGATTTATGCCTAATTGGAGCGACGTACTGGGCGAGATAACGGCTCTCGCCCATAAAAGTCCTATGGATGAGGTTCGCCGTAAATACTTATCTCAACTTTCGAATCATACTGGAAGAAATGTAATCACATATTACTCAGGGTGGTTACAGCATGGTGGTGCAGAAGTACGCCATCTTACTCAGATGACTGATGATGATAAGAACGGGTTGATGACAGCCATCAATGGTTTAGATGTATCAAAAGGGTTGGATTTGATACTTCATACTCCAGGTGGTGATATTGCCGCTTTGGAATCAATCGGGCATTACTTAAGGTCGAAGTTTGGAACTAACATCAGAGCAATTGTTCCTATGATTTCAATGTCCTGCGGAACTATGCTTGCATGTTGTGCCAATGAAATCATCATGGGTAAACAGTCCAACATTGGCCCAATTGATCCTCAGTTCAACGGTTTCTCCACCCATGCCATCATTGAAGAATGGAATCGTGCGCAGACGGAAATTTTTCAAAATCCCGCAGCTGTTCAGATGTGGCAGTTCATTCTTCAAAAGCTAAACCCGACGATCATCGGCGAGTGTGAGAAAGCAATCAAATGGGCAAATGAGATTGTTAAGCATTGGCTTATGACAGGCATGTTTGATAATGATCCTGAGGCAGAATCAAAAGCAACACATGTTTGTTCAGAGTTAAACAACCATCACACAACCTATACCCACTCGCGTCATATTCATTTTGATAAGGCGCAGAAAATTGGGTTGAATGTTACCGAACTTGAAAGTGATCAAGTACTTCAAGATTTGGTTTTGACTATACATCACAGCTACATGCATTCTTTTGGTGGAGCACCACTGGCAAAAATCATTGAAAATCATAACGGTAACGCAATGATTTGGAATATCCAGTCTTAATCCCCCCTGTCTGATTCCAGCCTCGCCTATGCGGGGCTTTTTTACGCGTATTGCATACTCAAATCAAACTAGAGTCGTTTAGAAGAGAATTCAAAACGGCGGTCGGACCTGTGTTTTCTTATGGGTCCTCCCGGCGGGGTTGCCTACCACGGGGCGGCGCGCTCGCGGGAAACGGCTAGTTTTTCGGATCCAGGGTCATCATCATCATGTGCGCAGGTCTTTGATTTAATTAGAGGCCATTTTCGCAACATGTCGAATCGTTCAAAAAGTGTTCACCATCATGGACCAGGAAATTGCCACTTTAAAACTCAATATCAACCAGCTGGCAGGGATAACCGGCGTACACCGTCAGACGGTTGCCGCGAGACTGAAAAATGTTGAACCTGCTCCAGGCAGCAATAGCAAGTTAAAGCTCTATCTGGTGACCGACATTCTGACCGAACTGATGATCCCTACCGTTTCGGCCAACATCGACGATATGCCCCCTTCTGACAGGCTGTCCCACTGGAAAGCAGAGAACGAGAGGCTGAAGTTCGAACAGGATACGGGGCAGTTAATACCCGCAGATGAAGTGGCGCGAGAATTCTCATTGATGGCGAAAGCCGTCGTCATGGTACTTGAAACCCTCCCGGATGTGCTCGAGCGCGACTGTGCTTTAACGCCTGCTGCGGTAGTTCGTGTGCAAAGCGTTATCGATGATCTGCGCGACCAGATGGCGGAGAAGGTGCAGGACGCTGGAAAAGAGGAGGAGCAGCCTGAGGAGGACTGATGGCAAAGCGGGCATCCGCCAGGGACATCCGCCGCGATGTTTCCGGTATTTTACGAGCCCCGCGTCGTATGCCGGTGGCCGATGCGGTCAGTACTTATATGCGCGTGCCAATGGGGGCGGGAAACTCAGTTCCGTGGGATCCGGATCTGGCACCCTATGTGATTGAGCCGATGAACTGTCTGGCATCGCGTGAATACGATGCGGTTGTGTTTGTGGGCCCAGCGCGAACGGGTAAAACCATCGGGCTGATTGACGGCTGGATCGTTTATAACATTGTCTGCGATCCGGCAGATATGCTTGTAATTCAGGTATCTGAGGAAAAAGCGCGCGAGCATTCCAAAAAACGCCTGGACCGTACTTTTCGCTGTAGCCCTGAAGTTAAAACCCGGCTAAGCCCAAGACGTAACGATAACAACGTCTACGACCGTACATTCCGCGCCGGTAACTATCTGAAGCTGGGCTGGCCATCCGTCAATATCATGTCGTCCTCGGACTATAAAAGTGTGGCGCTGACGGATTATGACCGCTTTCCGGAAGATATCGACGGGGAGGGGGATGCTTTTTCACTGGCATCGAAACGAACCACGACATTCATGTCCTCCGGGATGACGCTGGTTGAGAGCTCGCCCGGGAGGGATATCAGAGACACAAAATGGCGGCGCTCCACGCCCCATGAAGCCCCTCCGACCACCGGAATTTTATCGCTCTATAACCGTGGTGACCGCCGTCGTCTTTACTGGCCATGCCCGCATTGCGGCGAATATTTCCAGCCGGAAATGGACAATATGACCGGATACCGCGACAGCAGCGATCCTGTGCTTGCCAGCGAAGCGGCGTTTCTTCAGTGCCCTGCCTGTAAAGGCAGGATCACACCGGACATGAAGCGTGCGCTTAACATGAAATGTGTCTGGCTCCGGGACGGGCAAACCATCGACAGGAAAGGCCTGGTTAGCGGTGATGGCCGTCGTTCCCGTATTGCCTCCTTCTGGATGGAAGGTCCGGCAGCTGCTTACCAGACCTGGGCGCAGCTTATTTATAAGTTTCTGACCGCCGAGCAGGAATATGAATCCACGCGCAGCGAAGAAACCCTGAAGACGGTGATCAACACCGATTTCGGCAGGCCCTATTTGCCGCGAGCCAGCATGGAGCAGCGTAAAAGTGAATTGCTCGAGCAGCGTGCCGAAGACGTCCCAAAACGTTCGGTACCGAACGGCGTGCAGTTTCTCACTGCGACCGTGGACGTGCAGGCCGGGCGCAACCGGCGCTTTGTTGTGCAGATTACGGGTTATGGAAGTATGGGTGAGCGCTGGATAGTTGACCGTTACAACATCCGGCATTCGCTGCGCTGCGACGGCAACGGTGAAAGCATTCAGGTGGATCCGGCGAGCTATCCGGAGGACTGGGATCTTTTACTCACTGACGTCTTTGATAAAACGTGGCCGCTCGCAGCTGACCCATCAAAGGGCATGCGGCTGATGTCGATGGCCGTGGACTCAGGGGGCGAAGATGGCGTGACGGATAATGCCTACAAGTTCTGGCGCAGATGTCGCCGTGAGGGGCTGGGTAAGCGTATCTATCTCTTCAAAGGGGACAGCGTCAGGCGCAGCAAACTTATCCAGCGAACGTTTCCCGACAACACGGGCAGATCAACGCGCCGCGCACAGGCGACTGGTGATGTGCCTCTTTATCTTCTCCAGACCGATGCCCTTAAAGACCGGGTGAATAATGCGCTGTGGCGTGATTCACCCGGCCCTGGCTATGTGCATTTCCCCGCCTGGCTGGGCAGCTGGTTCTATGACGAACTGACGTATGAGGAACGCTCGAATGAAGGGAAATGGAGTAAGCCCGGCCGGGGCGCAAACGAAGCATTTGACCTGCTCGTTTATGCCGACGCGCTCGCCATCCTTAGTGGTTACGAAAAAATCAAATGGCCGTCAGCTCCTGAGTGGGCACGGCGGGAAACGTGGATCGAGGACACGCAGACGGAAGCTGGCGAAATGCCATCCCCGCCGCCTGCGCCGAAATCTAAACCAAAACCAAAACGTGAGAAGCCCGTAACCGAGCAGGCTAATCCGTGGTCTTCGTCAGGAGGTTGGGTGTGAATCCAGCAGATATTCAAAACATGATCGACCGCTATGCTGCAGCCGAGCTGTCTGTTCTGGAGGGGAAATCAATCACTTTCAACGGGCAGCAGATGACGCTCGAAAACCTGTCGGAAATCAGAAAAGGCCGTCAGGAATGGGAGCGACGACTGGCAACGCTCAATAACAAACGCCGTGGGCGACCCGGCTACAGGCTGGCGAGGTTTGGATGAGTTTTTTAGATGATGCGATTGGCCTGTTTTCACCAGGCTGGAAAGCCTCACGCCTGCGTGCCCGCGCAGTTATTAAAGCGTATGAGGCGGTAAAGCAAACGCGTACCCACAAAGCCCAGAAGGAAAATCGTTCAGCCGATCAGCTCAGCCAGATGGGGGCGGTTTCGCTGAGGCAGCAGGCGCGCTGGCTGGATAACAACCACGATCTGGTGATCGGCGTTTTCGACAAGCTGGAAGAAAGGGTGGTGGGTGCGAAGGGCATCATAGTTGAACCGCATCCGATGCTGAGTAACGGGAAGATAGCCAAAAAGCTTGCCACTGATATCCGCAGAAAGTGGGGCGAATGGTCCGTAAGGCCCGATGTCACAACCCAGTTTACCCGGCCCATGCTTGAGCGTCTTATGCTGCGAACGTGGCTCAGGGACGGCGAGGTTTTTGCTCAGCTGGTTCGCGGTACCGGAAATGGGCTTCAGCCGGTCGCTGGTGTGCCTTTCTGGCTGGAAGCGCTGGAGCCTGATTTCGTACCGATGAACAGCGATGAAGCCACCCAGCTTAATCAGGGCGTTTTTGTCGATAACTGGGGACGGCCTAAAAAATATCAGGTCTATAAAAGTCTGCCGGTATCCGGGCGACAGTTCGATACGAAAGAGATAGATGCTGAGAACATGCTCCATCTCAAATTCACCCGCCGCCTGCACCAGACCCGCGGAACGTCTCTTTTGTCTGGCGTCCTGATGCGCCTGAGCGCGCTGAAAGAATACGAGGACTCGGAGCTTACTGCAGCAAGAATTGCTGCGGCACTCGGCATGTATATCAAAAAAGGCGACGGACAGAGTTTCGATTCAGATTCCAGCAGCGATGACCGCGAGCTGATGATTCAGCCCGGTATGCTCTATGACGAACTGCAGGCCGGGGAAGAAATCGGGATGATTAAATCCGATCGCCCGAACCCTAACCTCGAGTCGTTTCGTAACGGACAGCTGCGGGCGGTATCTGCGGGCAGTCGCCTCAGTTTTTCCAGTACATCCAGAAACTACAACGGCACATACAGTGCCCAGCGGCAGGAGCTTGTCGAGTCAACCGACGGATATCTGATTTTGCAGGACTGGTTCATCGGTTCAGTGACCCGGCCAATGTACCGGGCCTGGCTGAAGATGGCTATTGCTGCCGGAGAAATCAAGCTGCCGAGAGGCATCGATATGGACACGCTGTATAACGCGGTTTATTCGGGACCCGTTATGCCGTGGATTGATCCCGTTAAAGAAGCCAATGCCTGGAAAACGCAAATCCGCGGCGGTGCGGCAACCGAATCCGACTGGATCCGTGCCAGCGGTCGCAACCCGGATGATGTTAAGTCACGCCGTAAAGCGGAGGTTGACGAGAACCGAGAACAGGGCCTGGTGTTTGACACCGACCCCGCCAATGATAAAGGAGGCACCAGTGCCGAAGCCAAAGAACCGGGCGCGCCACCGTCCGAAAGCCAGCGCAAAAAGTAATTCGTGGTTCCGCATGCAGGCCAGCAATAACAGCGAGGCCGACATTTTTATTTATGACGAAATCGGGTACTGGGGCGTAACGGCGAAACAGTTCGTCAATGATCTCCGGGCACTTGGTGACATCACCCACATCAACCTTCACATCAACTCACCCGGTGGTGATGTCTTCGACGGTATTGCTATCTATAACGCGCTGAAGCACCACGGTGCGGCGATTACCGTTCATATCGACGGTCTGGCGGCCTCCATGGCCTCGGTGATCGCGATGGTAGGCAATCCGGTCATCATGCCTGAAAACACGATGATGATGATCCATAAGCCCTGGGGGTTTGCTGGTGGTGATGCGACTGATATGCGCGACTATGCGGATCTTCTCGACAAGGTTGAATCCGTTCTTATCCCGGCTTACGCGCAGAAAACCGGGAAATCCACCGAAGAAATTGCGGCAATGCTGGAAGACGAAACCTGGATGAGCGGCAGCGAATGCCTTGAAAAGGGTTTTGCCGACCAGGTGACTCCATCCCTGCAGGCTATGGCCTGTATCCATTCAAAACGTATTGAGGAATTTGAAAAAATGCCAAAAAGCATTCGCAACATGATCACCCCGCCGCGCAATACTACCCAGCGTGACCCGGTTATTACCCAGCCTCAGGCACCGCAGGCAAAAACTGACCCGGCGCCGGATGAAAATGCGATCCGCGCGCAGGTACTGGCTGAGCAGAAAGCCCGTGTTAACGCCATCGGTGATCTCTTTGCCATGTTCGGTAATAAACACACGGAACTGCAAAATCAGTGCGTGGCCGACCCTGATTGTTCCGTTGATAAGGCGAAAGATTTGCTGCTGGCAGAGCTCGGTAAAACAGCCACGCCATCCAACAAAACCACACAACCGCATATTTATGCGGGCAATGGTAATTTCGTTGCGGATGGTATTCGACAGGCGCTGATGGCGCGTGCCGGTTTTGAAGGCCAGGAGCGGGATAACGTTTATAACGGTATGACGCTGCGCGAGTATGCGCGCATGGCCCTGACAGAAAAAGGTATCGGTGTATCCAGCTACAATCCGATGCAGATGGTTGGCCTGGCGCTGACGCACAGCACCTCTGACTTTGGCAATATTCTGCTCGATGTGGCGAACAAAGCGCTGCTTCAGGGCTGGGAAGAATCCCAGGAAACCTTCGAACTGTGGACCAAAAAAGGCCAGCTGTCAGACTTCAAAACGGCGCATCGTGTCGGTATGGGTGGTTTCCCTTCTCTGCGACAGGTTCGTGAGGGGGCGGAGTACAAGTACGTCACTACCAGTGATAAAGGCGAAACCATCGCACTTGCCACTTATGGTGAAATTTTCTCTGTAACCCGCCAGGCGATCATTAACGACGATCTGAACCAGCTCACCGACGTGCCGATGAAGATGGGGCGCGCGGCGAAAGCAACGATTGGCGATCTGGTTTACGCCATCCTGACCAAAAACCCAAAACTCTCCGACGGCAAACCGCTGTTCCATGCCGATCACAAGAACCTGAGCGCGGGCGCAATTTCAGTGGCCAGCCTGGACGAAGCGCGCAAGCTGATGCGCCTGCAGAAGGAAGGTGAGCGTACCCTGAATATCCGCCCAGCCTACATGCTGGTGCCTGTAGCTCTGGAAACCCTGGCGAATCAGACTATCAAGTCGGCCAGTGTTAAAGGTGCTGATATTAATGCCGGCATCGTTAACCCGATCCAGAACTTTGCAGAGGTCATCGCTGAACCGCGTCTGGATGAAGCGGATGCGAAAGCCTGGTATCTGGCCGCCGCGAAGGGCACCGACACCATCGAGGTCGCTTATCTCAACGGTGTCGATACGCCTTACATCGATCAGCAGGAAGGCTTCACCACTGATGGTATCGCCACGAAAGTGCGTATTGATGCCGGTGTGGCGCCGCTGGACCATCGCGGCATGACCAAATCCACTGGGCAATAAAAAACAGTCCTGACAAACAGATGCCCGTAAGGGCTTTTTTTATACCTGAAACCAGCCCCGCATGGGGCTGAATGGAGAAGTTATGGCTAAGAACTATGCGCAGGACGGGAAAACGATCCCGCTGGTAAACAGTGGTGCAACCGATATTCAGAGCGGCGACCCGGTTGTTGTTGGAAAACTTATCGCGGTGGCAATTACCGATATCCCGGCTGGCGATACCGGGGACGGTTTTACTGAGGGTGTTTTCCTCTTGCCAAAAGTATCCGCAGATGCGGTTACTGCCGGGGCGCAGGTGTATCTGAAGGACGGCAAAATCCAGACCGATGGAACGGATGCCGTTGCCGCAGGCATCGCCTGGGAAGATGCACCGGCAAACACCACCGTTGTTGAAGTGAAGATTAATGTCTAATCCCTTTGATCGGATGGCGGCTCGCATGGACGCGGCCACCATAAAAAAGATGGGGAAAACGGCTCTGATTAACGGAATCACATACGACGTTATCTCTGCTGAGTTGCTTGAAGAGATGGGGTCGTTATCAGGGAATTTACGGTCTCTGGTGGTATTCAGTGGAGATTATACCCCGCGACGAAACGATGAAGTGGTTTGGGAAGGCAAAAACTGGACCGTCACACGTCACGAACTGTTTAACGGGAAACCTCGTATCTTCATTGAGTAGGAGGGGCTATGTCGATCAAAGGCCTCGAGCAGGCTATCGCAAACCTCAACAGCATCAGCAAAACGGCCGTTCCACGTGCCTCTGCCCAGTCGGTTAACCGTATTGCCGGGCAGGCCATCAACCGAAGCGTTTCTGTCGTTTCGAAATCGACTCGAGTACCTCGAAAACTGGTTAAGCAACGTGCCCGGTTACGGCGGGCTACCGTCAGTAAACCACGCGCACTTATTCGGGTGAACCGGGGAAATCTCCCATAA